TGTCAGGTGCACTTCCTCAAGGAATTTCACTGAGTGGAAATTCATTAGTCTATGACGGCGTAGAAGGCACGACCAGCTCGGCGGGGCATGTACTCACCGCGACCGATCCGGGGGGTTTATCAGATAGTTCTAGTGCATTTACTATAGTAGTGAATGCTGTAACTGTAGAGACTACAACAGCAGTACCGAACTTGCAAAATGCTTGGGGAGGTACTCCAACAACCGATATAGAAAATATTCACGATGACCAGCATCCGTGGTATCTATGGGGTAGGACAGCAATGTTTGCTTCTGTACAAATGCAAGGAGCATTTACAACAGGAACTAATGAACGAGAACCCTTTATAGCAAACTGGACAGCACTGCACAATGATAATCCGCTAAACCATCTTGTGCTGCACATGTTCCCCACACATAATATTCCGGGGTTTAGAACAGAAGATAATAACCAGCATAGTGCAATTACTAACTGGGCATTATCTACTGATAATGTTACTCGCAACGCAGTAGCATTAAGCCTAGATGGATCACAGTCAGCCGTTTTTTACGGAAACGACCAGACAGCTTCGACTGATTCTTCTAAGCAAGTTGGCTGGAATATTAATTTACATACGGAAGCAGTACGAGATAAGTTAGCAGAGCAGTCTTGTGATCTGCTTACCGGACGCAATATAAGTGGACATTATTCTTGGGCAGACGGCGAAGGAGGTGATGTATCTTCCTTTATGCACATCCACCATGACGGATCAGATGTCATACAGCCTAAAGATAATGACTCTCTTTTAAAGGAACATTCTACTGGAACAATTGTTTCTATTCTGTCTGTTAATTCACAACAGCCTATTGAGATACGGATTAGTGGTCAGCTTTCTAAAAACGATGGTCAGATATCAACCTCTGGTTATGTACCATCGTCTGATGGATATAATGATATAGACCCTAGTAGTTACTTGGCCTTTGAAGAGCCACATCAATTGTGGATTCTACCCGCAGGGAATAGAGGTTTCATAGGATTCCATATTCTTGGAATTAAATATGATACAGGAAGTTCAGGAAATAATACAGATTTATTTATAAAGAAACTTTCTGATACAGCACATAGTACACAGTTACATACGCCAGCCGCTGGAGAACGCTACACTATTAATAGTGTTACAGAACGAGAAGATAATGTAGACTACGATAGAGATGGGATTAAAGAAGATAAGTTTAATGCCATGATGGATAACTGGGCTACTGGCTTTGACGGATACTGGGATTTATTACGAGACAAGGTTAAAGTACTAACTGGACATGGTACAGGGCGTGGATGTAATACTGGATCAGGTTCTGCTATATTAAAAAAGAACTCTGGGCTAAAGAAGATACACGGACAGTACGAAAAGTTTGATTGGATTCAAGCTGAAGATATGAATGGTACTGCTGGCGCATCCTTTTCAATTAAGCATGATGAAGATAGCGCCCATGAGTATGACATATCAAAGTACAGACCTAATGTAGGAATGAAGTCTTTAAGCTTTCTGACATCCTTCATTGCTCCTCAACCAACCACAACCTTTATGACAGGTAAACTGCGTAAGGCCATGTGTGAGTTTAAAGTCTGGGGAGATAAAACAAAAAAGAATACTCCAGCAGTCTATGATTCATTAAATGAAGTGGATGCTAGTTATCTACGATTCTGTTGGGGAGTAACAAAAGTAGTACCTAATATGGGATTTATGGCAGCTTTTGAAGGAAGCCATAACTATCCAATAGCTATTGAAGAATGCTTTATAGATTTAGATACAAACTATACAGCACCAGAACCTGTAGGGACATACTATCCTGAGCAAGGAGGAACTGGATCAAATGGTTTCCGTAAAGGACGATTTGATTTTAAAGTTGCGGATTCTGGAGAGAAAATATATCTCAGGAGAATAGGTAACTGGTTACTCGCAATCAACTTTAGAGATGATAATAGTTATACAACCTATGCACCGTCACACTTAAATACAAGCACTTCATATACATCTAAAGATAAGATCAGCGCTGCCGCTTTTTCAAAGCTATATACCGATGAGGTATTAGCTGCTGGTGAAACACTCCAGCATTTTAAGCCATCAACATATGTAAATGATAAAGTTACAACGTGGCTCAAAGAACAAACTGGATCAACGTGGGGAGAGGGGCATTACTATGGCCCTAGACAAGAACATCCAGCAGATAAAGAGAGTCAGGCTGGGTCTAAATACTCATTAGCTACTGCTCCGTTTATAGCTAGAGATGATACAAAAAATGACGGGTCAATAGTAAATACAGATGCTGATTATATCCTTGGCCCGATTGAAGCAGTCGTCTGGGAGATCAAACCTCCATCAGGAAGTGTAATTATAGATACTCCTGAAGACCCTGTTATTATAGACGATTCAGATATACAGTTTGTAGCGCAACATAATACCTTTGGTGGTTCTGTTCTTGGAAATATTAAGTACTTCTGGGATGATACGAAACCCCATTTTATATATGCTAGACTTGCACAGTGGGTATTAGCACAACAACAAGGTCTGTTTGGAGGTTCTGATAGAGCAAATGAATGGGTAGAACTAAAAGAAGATAATCCATTATTGTTTGCCGCAATGCACGGAGATTCTCTTATGGGCTTTTCTGCATGGAGAAGACCAGCCACTGCTGAACATAGTAGGCCGTATGACTTTGCTATAACAAAAGATTGGAAAGATGTGTTATTAGTAGAGGATGCTACATCAAATGTACTTAATCCAGCAGAATTACCTATATCTGCTGGTGAAGGTGAACGCCAAGTTAATGTCCATCTTCGGATATCTAGTGCTACAATGCGAAGATATCTTACTAAGTTCTGGCATGATTTCCTCACAGGAGGGAGCATGGTTCTAGAAGAAGGAACAGGTATCGTTAGAGAAGGCCCAGATATCTCAGACTTCTCAGGGCCATTCCATGATACAACCTCTATATCACAATTACGGGGTAATCAACAAATATATGTTAATGCTATGGCTACAGGAACAGTTGATAGCCTTAGAAGTACAGTACAAAAAGGTGATCCTAAAAGTGGAGCATATGCAGCCACTACAAAAGATTTACCAACTCATGCTAGGGTAGTTCGTATTGATTCACAGCCCACATCAGACTGTATTGGTCATGATGTAATGTTCTATGCCGACTCTAGTAACATTGATGACGAGGATGGTAAAGGTTTCATTGGGTATGAGATTGAAGACTATGAAGCAGTAAGTGGTGGTAAATCAGATATAACCTTAAAACTTATACGAAAGGCTCATAATACACAACTAGTTACTCCATCGTCTGGTATGTTGTATTGTATATTCGATACAACAGATACATCTGGCAATCTTGAAGGACATGCTGATTGGAGAGCCAACGGAACACAGTTAGAAAATACAGGGGCTGCGCCATACTGGATTCCAGAATGGAAAGAATACTTTAAAGGGATTGATGACTTAATAGATATTACTACTGGTCATCCTTCTGGTGTAGGCTGGAACGGAATGGCAACTGGTTTTAGTAGGAAAGACGACGCTGGATGGACAACTCCTCATGACATGACAGAATCGAGTGACTACTGTATAGGAGAGAATGCCGCTAAAGCAAAAATGAGGTACGTACCAACGAGTACTCCAAACGAATATACAATATCTAGTGCTGATATAGAAACAAATATGAAGTTTTATCACTACGGAAGTACTTACAAAAGAGAACCTAGTGATTGGATGAAGCAGAAAGCGCATGGGATTGCTTGCGAAACAATAATTTCGGTACAAGCAGATAAGAATTTGCCCAATCCATCCGAAGTAGCTAATGAAGTATCTGCTAGTCTTGCACGTTTTCACTACGCAATTATGAAAACAGTGCCGGGAATTATCCCAAGCGCACTTACTGACGAGGGTGATCCACAACATCCATTCATACTAGAAGAGTGGTTCTTAGACTTCACAACGAATTGGAAAACTCCAGACACACTAGGAACATATCGTGAAAACGATACAGCAATAAGTGCTGGTACTAGGGGGCCAAAGCATAGCTTTACAATGGCAACAGCAGATTGGGGAACACATGGTTATGTAAGGCGGTACGGTAATACATTATGTATTATGAACTGTGCTCCCTTCAGTGCTTTCTCTGGTTACGGTACTGTATATAATCCTAGTCACCTGACAAATACATATACACCACATACGTTTACAACATCGGATCAAGCAGCACTCCGACCATCAGGTGGAGGTAGTCTCTTAACAGAAGGTGAGAGTTTACGTAGATATGATTTCGATACATATTACAATAACAGGGTTACACAATACTTAAGAACACATAGTTCTTCATGGACGAGCGCACATAAGTATGGCCCCAACCAGCCTTCGCCTTTTGATTACTCTGTATATAGTGTATCTGGGCATCCTTTTATTCTTCGTGATTCTATTTTGAATACAGGAGCTAATGTAAGTACGACTGATACTATACTGCTTGGCCCACATGAAGCAATCTTTTTGGAGATATATTAAATGGCATTATCAAGAGTAGGCAGTTGGTTAGCCTTTACTGATGGAACAAACGTATATGATGGCACCGATGTTGATCCAGCAGGGTCTGTTACTATTGGATCAGGCAGTAATCGTATGCTTGTCTTTTTAGTTTGGTGTGAACTTGGGTCACAACTAACTGTAAGTACTTTTACGATAGGAGGACAAGCAGCATCATATACTGGTTATATGTATCAAAATGCAAGTCCTGATCTTAATATATTGGCTTTTGTATGGAACGAGTCTGCCATAGGAAGTATGTCAGGTTCTACTATATCATATACAGATGACCAATCAAGTAATAAAATGGGATGGTCATACGCTACATTCCAAGATGTTAAACAAGCTAGTCCTACTATCACTAGTACTAATACAGGGACAACTGCTACTGAAGTTGATGTAACAACTACAAGTACTAGCTCGGATATTATTATTGCAGCAGCAATAGATAAATCAAATAACCGTGCTCCATTTGACTATGATACACTGACAGAGAGAGTAGCATGGAGTGCCTCCCAATTCGCTATCGGAGCGGCTGATGGAGCTGGAGGAGATGGCACTACAAAAATTAAGAACGATGAGGCAGCAACCTCAAACTTAGCAGCACTGTGTATGGTACTATTACCAGCCACTGCTGTACCCGTAATTCACCACCACAGAAAACAAATAGGAGCTGTATAATGGCATTAATACTCAAACAGTCCACAGCGGTAGATGTACTCATAGGGCCGTTTGTAGACGAATCAGACGGCAAGACTGCCGAAACTAGTTTAACTCTTTCGCAAGCAGACGTTAGATTATCTAAGAACGCACAGAATATGGCTCAGAAAAATGATAGTACGTCTGCTGCACATGATGAACTTGGATACTATAATTGTGAACTTGATGCTACTGATACTGATACTGTTGGTACTCTAGTACTATGTGTACATGAATCAGGAGCACTACCAGTACGCCACGAGTTCCAAGTTGTAGAAGAAGCAATCTACGAAACTATTTATGCAGCAAGTGCTGATCTGGAATCTCAGATTCAAACGATTGATTCTAATGTAGATGCTATTCTGGTAGACACAGGTACTACCTTGGATACTAAGATCAATAATATACAAGGAGCAAGCTTTTCTACATCTACAGACTCACTGGAAGCTTTACGTAACCGAGGAGATGCAGCATGGACAGGTTCTATGGCTACTTCACATGCCGATACAGCACAAGGTGGTTCTAGTACAACCATTACTTTAGCCTCTGGTGCATCTGCTGTTAATGATACGTATAACGGACAGTTATGTTATATCCATACTGGTACAGGTCTTGGTCAATCTAGAGCAATTTTGGATTACGATGGTAGTTCTAAAGCAGCAACTATTATTGGAACATGGGCAACTAATCCATCATCTGATTCTGAATACTCTATATATCCAGATGATATTGATGAGTTTACAGCAGCTCCAACAGCCGCTGCCGTAGCAGATGCTGTATGGGATGAGGCTACATCAGGACACACAAGCTCTGGTACATTCGGAGAGCAAGTGAAGAATGATATTGATGCTATTCTAACGGATACAGGCACTACATTAGATAATGCCCTTGCTGTTGTAGACGGTAACGTAGATTCAATACTAGCAGATACAAACGAGATGCAAGGTGATCTAGTAAACGGTGGACGTATAGATGCTTTGATTGATAGCATCTTGGCAGATACTGCAACACTAGGTTCGCCAGCAGGAGCCAGCCATGCAGCAGATATAGCTGCTGTTAAGGTTGATACTGCTGCTATACTTGTTGATACTGGAACTACACTTGATGGTGAGATTTCTACTATTGACACTGTAGTTGATGCCATTAAGGTACAAACAGATAAGCTGGCCTTTACGGTTACTAATCAGGTAGATGCTAATATCCAATCTATTAACGATGTTACGATAGCTGGAGATGGTGACGGAACACCATTTAACGTCTAATGAGTTTAGCACGAACTGGTGTTTGGGCAATTGGTGTCTGGAACACAGGAGTGTGGGCGCAGGATGTCTGGTACGAATCATCTGCTTCAGCTAGTACAGCTTCTTCTGGTAAGGGCCAGAACCGTAGAAAGGTGATTGGCGCACGATTCGGTCAAAGATAAATGGCGACTAAAGACCAGATCAGGCAAGCTGCTGAAGATGATCTGCTAACATTTATCAAGTTAGTAGCACCCCACAGGGTGCTTGGTAAGTGTCACGAAAACTTGATTAGGTGGTGGACACGAGAAGATGCATCAGATCATCAGATGTGTCTTCTTCCACGAGATCACCAGAAGAGCACAATGATAGCATATCGTGCTGCTTGGGAAATAACCAGAAACCCAGCAACTACAATATTATATATAAGTGCTACATCAAGCCTAGCAGAAAAGCAGTTGTTCTTTATCAAGGATGTATTAACATCTCCTAGATATAGAAGGTACTGGCCTGAGATGATTAACCTTGATGAGGGTAAACGTAAACGATGGACTAACTCAGAGATCATGGTAGACCATCCTAAACGTGAGGCAGAAGGAGTACGTGATCCAACAGTATTTACAGCAGGACTAACAACATCTATTACGGGAATGCATTGTAACATAGCAATCCTAGATGACGTAGTGGTAAATGAGAATGCTTACACACGCGATGGTAGGGACAAGGTTGAGAAACAGTATTCGCTCCTAGCTAGTATTGAAACAACTGATTCGCAAGAGTGGATTGTTGGAACCAGATACCACCCTAAAGATTTGTATGGTACTCTTATTCAAATTACACAGGACATAGTAGATGAACAAGGCGAAGTTTTGGAATCCAAACCCGTATATGAAGTATGGCAAAAGGAAGTTGAAGGAGTTGGCGATGGTGCTGGTGAGTACCTATGGCCTCGAATGCAACGAGGAGATGGTCGATGGTTTGGTTTCAATGCTCAAATACTTGCGCAAAAACGTGCGAAGTATCTTGATCGAACCCAGTTCTATGCTCAGTACTATAACAACCCTAACGATCCGGGGGAAGAAGCAATTGCGTCAGACCACTTCCAGTATTATAACAGGGAATTTCTCACCCAGACGGGGGGTAAGTGGTTCTATAATGGTAGACAACTTAATGTTTTTGCTTCAATAGACTTTGCTTTTAGTGTTAAGACACGAGCTGACTATACAGCTCTTGTCGTAGCTGGTATAGATGTAGACGGTTACATATATGTTCTTGATATAAAACGAACAAAGACTAATAAGATAGCAGATTACTTCGATATGATATTGCAATCCCATATGAAGTGGGGATTTAAACGAATGCGAGCAGAGGTAGTTGGAGGACAATCTGTTATTGCCCAGCATATCAAAGATGAAATACGTAGGGAAGGTTTGGCATTAATTGTTGAAGACTACCGACCAACAAGAACTATGGGTTCTAAAGAAGAACGTATACATGCTACACTAAAACCACGTTATGAAAACCAAACAATCTACCACTACTCTGGTGGTTTATGCGAAGACCTAGAACAAGAGTTAGTTATGTATAACCCACCTAACGATGACATTAAAGATGCCTTTGAATCAGTAGTAGGCATTCTTCGACCACCCCAAGCTCGGAGTTTGTATCGAAGAGAAAAGAATGTGATAACCCATGCTAGATTTGGAGGAGTATTATAATGGCACGAGTGTCAAAGTCCGTACAAGAAATCAGAAAGATACTAGATGGTCGTGATGCAATTGCTGCTTTTGTAGCAAATAAATATACAGCATATCGTAATAACCAGACACAATGGCGAAGCGATATGAAAGAACTACGTAATTATATTTTTCAAACCGATACAACTAAGACAAGTAATAGTAAACTACCGTGGAAGAACAAAACCAGTATCCCTAAGATTTGCCAAATCAGGGATAATCTCCACGCTAACTACATGGCAGCTCTGTTCCCTCATGACGATTGGTTCAAGTGGGAAGCGGAAACACAAGATGCTGTTGATAGGGACACTGCTAGAGCTGTTGAAGCTTATATAAAGCAGAAGATCAGAGAGTCTAATTTTAAAGACACTGTTTCTGATCTAGTGCTCGATTATATAGATACAGGCAATGCGTTTGCTGAAGTTATTTATGATCTAGAGCAACATGAAATAAAGGATGGCCCATCTTTTGTCTCATATGTCGGCCCAAGAGTCCAGCGCATATCTCCTTATGATATAGTCTTTGATCTGTCTGCCACCTCTTTTGCAGATTCAGCCAAGATAACAAGAACTCTTGTTAGTGTTGGGTCTTTGCAACATGCTGCTGAAACTATTCCTAGTTATGAGTGGGCAAAAGATGCCGTAACAAAAGCTAAACATTTACGCATGGAATTATCTTTATATGGAGATAGCGATTTAGATAAAGCTGAAGGTATAGATATAGATGGCTTTGGTTCATTACGTGAATACTTAAGTTCTGGTATGGTAGAATTATTAGAGTATGAAGGTGATACATTCAATCCAGAAACTGGAGACTTACATACTAATCGGCGCATTATTATAGCAGATCGTAGGTTTGTAGTACTAGATGAACCAATAGATTCATGGTTAGGTAGATCAAATAAAGAACACGTAGATTGGCGTAAGCGTCCAGATAATCTTTGGGGCATGGGGCCATTAGCTAATCTAGTTGGTATGCAATACAGACTAGATCATTTAGAAAATCTAAAGGCTGATGTCTTTGACCAGATTGCTCATCCTATTGTAGTCGTAAGAGGAGTAGTAGAAGACTTTGAATGGGGGCCAGATGAGCGTATCTATGCAGATGTAGATTCTGATGTCTCAGTGTTACGTCCAGATTCCACAGCATTAAATGCTAACTTTGAGATGGACATTCTAATGCGTAACATGGAAGATATGGCAGGTGCTCCCCGACAAGCTATGGGAATTAGAACTCCGGGAGAGAAGACAGCCTTTGAAGTTCAAGCTTTAGAGAATGCTGCTGGTAGAATCTTTCAACAAAAGATACAGCACTTTGAGGAACAGTTCGTAGAACCACTGCTTAATCAAATGCTAGCAGCAGCTCGACAAAATGTAAAAGCTATTGAGATTGTTAAGGTACAAGAAGATGATTTTGGATTGGAAGAATTTCTAAGTATCTCTCCAGAAACCTTAGCCGCTAAAGGAAAGATGCGTCCGGTAGGAGCACGACACTTTGCAAGACAAGCTCAGATTACACAGAACCTTATGGGCTTCATTAATAGTGGAGCTTACCAAGACCCTGCTGTACAAACACATATGTCTGGTAAACGTATAGCAGAGTTATTTGAAGAAGCTCTAGGCTTAGGTAAATTCGATATTGTACAAGACAATATTAGAATAGCTGAACAACAAGAAACGCAAGCTCTTGCTTCTCAAGCAAGACAGAACTTAGCTGAAGAAGTTGCGGGTAGACAACAGGTCTTAAATGAAGGGGCAGGACAAACACAAGAAGCCATGTTAAGGGGGTTATAATGTCCATAAATGATAATCGCTTCCGAGGAATCCATGAGATGGAAGCAGATAAATTTGATAGGTTTACTCGTGCTGTAACAACACTTGATTGGCATGAAAGAGCTGTGCATGAAGGTTTTCTATATACTGCTAGTTATGAAAATACAAGTCTATCTAATAACGGAAAGTTAGATATTCTAATAGAAACTCCTAGTGATGGACATCCTCATTTAGAATCAATAGACTATAGTACAGACGGTGGGCCAATCACACTAGAGATATTTGAAGCCCCTGTTGTGGCAAGTAATGGAACAGAACTTACTGGAGTTAATAGAAATAGATGTAGTGCTGTATCTTCAGGGGTACTTGTATATCATTCACCTAATGTTACACATACTAATGTGTCTTTAGTAAAAGCACGTAGCCCTGTTGCTGTGCGAGATACTTTTAATATAGGTGGTGAACTAGCTCTTCATTGTGACCAACTGTATCTGATACGGATTAAGAACGAGTCCGGTGGTTCTCGCCAAGTAGATGTACAAGTTACTTGGTGTGATATAGATTGGCAAAAAGTTGTATCTTGCGGGTGAGCAAACAACGGAAGCTTGATTCTCGCTGGTTCAAAGAAGATTACGTAGCAGGAAACAAAGAACAAACATCCGAAAATAAGATAGCTTCAGAGAAAGCTATTCGGGCTGCTACTATTAGCCATCGTAGGCTAACAAATATTTTAAAAGAGGAAGTACAAAAGACTTACTCTACAGAAGAAGACTTTGCTGATCCCGCTTGGGAACGTAAGGTTCTTGCTTCTGCATCTCGTAGGAAAACCCTCCTAGAGATAATTAATTTACTACCATAAAAGGAACATGACCAATGTCCGATAATGAAATGGCTCCTGACCAAGGGGCAAATGTGGAAGGGGGTGTCTTAGACGCTCTCGTTGGGGAAGGAAAAAAATATGCTAGTCTAGAAGAGTTAGCCAAAGGTAAAGCGGAGGCTGATTCTTTCATAGACAAACTAAAGGATGAGAACTCTGATCTTCGCAAACAAGCAGAGGAGAAGACAACTATCATGGATTTAATGGAAGCATTCAAAAGCCTGAACCAAGAACAGGAATCTAATTCGGAAAGTGTGACACCACTGGATGACGAGGTTCTTCAAGGGAAACTAGAACAGATGATTAAAGAGAGGGAGGCCAAGCGTACCAGCGAAGCCAACCGTACCGAAGCGATGAAGTTAGTGTCAGAAAAACTGAACGGTGACGAAAAGGCTGTAGATTTATTTGTACAGCAAAAAGCTCTGCAACTAGGAATGGAAGCAGATAAGCTTTGGTCACTGAGCGAGGAATCGCCAGCAGGTTTTGCTCAGATCATAGGTTTGGAATCCCAGCCGACACAACAAGTTACACCAATGTCTTTACCACACCAAAATACTGAAGCCACTACTGGTGGCACAAGTATGGAGGTTGACGGTTTTAAAACCAAGAACTGGTTCGACCAGCAGAGGCGAGAGATGGGTAATAAGAAATTTATCAATAGCTCAACGATACAGCGTCGAATGATAGAGGCAAGGGAAAAGCTTGGAGATCGGTTTTATTCATAAACTTTAATCTATATAGTTAGGAGAACTATCCATGTCTATGACAACTGGAAATAGTACCGTACTAACACGTAGTGAAGTTTGGGCTTCGCAGTTGAAAGAGGTTCTGCAAGATGATTTGAGCGCACAAGGCTGGGTTAACTGGCTGAGTGAGTTTCCTGATGGGGATCAGTTTACTGTTCCATCCATTGGCGAATCAACTTTGCGTGACTATGTTGAAGACACTGAAGTTGTCTTCGATGCTCTTGATACTGGTGAGTTCACTTTCACAATTTCAAACTACGTAAGTGCTGGTCACTACATCACGGAAAAAGCCCGTCAAGACCTGTACTATGCTCAACAGCTAGAGTCCAAATTCGTGCCATCACAGGCTCGTGCTCTAGGTGAACGCATGGAAACAGATATCTTGGCACTCGCTGCTGGCGGTGCTTCAGGTGGTCAAACGGCTGCAAATGCTAACCAGATCAATGGTGCGGATCATCGCTTCATTGCTACTGGCACAAACGAAACGATGGTTGTTGCTGACTTCGCTAAAGCCCTTTTTGGCTTGAAGACAGCTAACGTCCCCGGAAGTTCGCTCATTGCAATCGTTGACCCATCTGTTGAATACGCGATCAATACGATCACGAATATCGTCAACATGTCTAATAACCCCCGTTGGGAAGGTATCATTGAATCTGGTATTGGCTCCGATATGACGTTCGTTAAGAACATCTTCGGATTCGATGTCTATGTTTCAAACTACTTACCAACCGCTAACGAAAACATTGGCAGTCCAACTACTGCCGCTGGTAAGGCAAACATCTTCATGAGTGCTGCAAGTTCTGAGCTGCTACCATTTATGGGAGCCATGAGGCAGATGCCTAAAGTTGATGGTGAATACAACATACACAAACAGCGTGAAGAGTATGTTACCACAGCCCGTTACGGTTTGAAAGTATACCGACCTGAAAACCTTGTTTGCGTTCTCGCAGACACCGACCAAGTATAAGGAGAATAATCATGGCTAGAAATGCAACATGGACAAACTCCGACGGCTTGGTTGTTGGTTTTGGTACAC